TATAACGTGCTCATGAGCTTTTTGAATCGTTCAATCTCTCTCTTCTTGTCTATAAGTATATCTTTATCCTTTCCAAGATTTTCAAGAGCAGACTTTCTCAAGTCAAATACAAACTTCTTGATTTTACTTTTCATCAACTCTTCAACACGTAATTGTACTGAAACGTATCTTTGCCACAAGACTCTTGTCTGTTCATCATCCTCAATCTTAGCAGGCTTAGCAGGTCCGTCAGTTGGCTTAGTAGGCTTTTCTAGTGGCTTTTCTCCTGGCTTAGGAGGCTTCTCCGAAGGCTTATTAGGATTTGTTGGTGGCTTGACTACAGGCGCTTCATCATTGTTATGAATAAATGAACCACCCTGTGCCAGAGCAACATCTGCTGGCACCATGCCCATTGGAACCCACCAAACGTCACCCCATTTATATTTTGGCATTCCTAGTTCAAGTCTATCATTAATATCATTGATTGGAAAGCCAATTCTTGCCATGGTATTGGCTGTTTCTACACGTGTCTGATAATCCTCATGTAGAGAACCAATGGCATCAAGGTCGAACTTGACCACAAACTTACCATTTTCTATCTGAGATAAAAGAGTAAGATTCAAATACTCTTCTATATATGATAAATGTGGTACCATACATTCTCTCCAGAATGCACGGTCGGCCATTTTAATACCCTCATATGAATTTCCACACCATATTATCCTTCCATTATATCTGGAAAGCACGGTGTGATGAGGAGGCACTTCAAAACAGTGTATCTTGCCTTTGTAATGTACGGTTGTCGGTCTAAGAACTGACATGTTTTTGCTACTTTTCTTTGAGGCTATTCTTATCTTGTACAAAGGCCTTCTATTATTTACAACTCTTTCATTATCTCTTTCATCACTGCTGTTATATCTTACTTCTTCTGTACCACGTGTTGGATAGAACGTAGGAACTCTACCAGTTCTTATAGCAAGTTCGTATACATCTTCAGCAAGCTGTTTTGACGTAGTGTAATAAACGTACTGGTCATCTCCAGTAGTACAACCATCTACATTCATAAGAGATATAAACAAATGTTCCAACAAATCTGGATGTAACTCTAAGATATCACGTGGAATATGTTTCTCATGACAATATCTTCCAACATTATCAATAAGATAACTGTATAAATCTTTATCGTTTATTATAAAATCTGTGCCGTGACCCGAATTATGTGTATGATAGTCATAAGCAAAATCATCAAGGTCATATCTTAACTTATTTACTCCAGTCTTGTTTGATTGAGTAATCTTAATTGTCTTACCATCTTTAACAAAACACCCTTCAGATATAAACCAGCCTAAGAACTTTAGCCAAGGAACTATGGGAAACTCAGTATCTTTTCTACCTTGCTTCTTGGCACTTCCCTTGTACACTCTCTTCCCTATATCATACGTGTCAATCATATTACCTGTCCACGTACCACTTCTTGGAGAAGAGAATTTATTGACTTCAATATCTTTTATCTTCTTAAAGAAAAACCCCTTAATATCAGACTGCACAGGCTCACAACGCATCTCTCCATACATATTGTGGTCTGGAGAAACCATATAATCAATCTTGAACTCGTTATTACCTTTGTCCTGAGTATACATGTCACCATCATAGTCATACTCATAAACCTTAGTAACCTTCTTAAACTCTACTTTGCCATTCTTGTCTAAAGAAGCAAGCTTTGTCCCAACTTTGACTTTAGCAACTGGTATAAAGCCTTTATCTGTCATTACATCGGTATCAGGGTGAAAACACTGAACGGACTCATACAACCCTAAGATTACCTCATTTACTTTATACGCAGCAAATATCTCAGACCTGTTCATCTTTTTAAGATTAATCAAGTCAAAGTCCTTCTGAGTCTTTCCTGGAGAAGGCACAAACTTAGCACCACCCTCAAGAATAGCAATCTTGTGAGCACGTTCATAGCCTTGATGTCTTTGTTCAAACTGTGATATCATTCTGTTAAATAACTCATCATTCAAACTGTCTTCAACCTGAATAAAGCCTGACACAGAAACACCTTGTTTAAAGAAGTTTTCATTGTATCGAGAAGTGTAAAAGTCCTGATTCACACTCATTCTAGATGACTCAAGTGGTGATAAGCCTCTTATATCATCATAGGGATTGAAATATCTTAATAAAAGAACCTCATGTAACTGTAGAGGCACCGTTTCTTGCCCTTCATATATCCAACCAGTTAAATACTTTACTCCATTAACCTCTTTAAAATATGGTGAGAATCGGGTTGGATTAAACGTGTAGATATTAAGAGGAACATCAGTCACTTTCTCACGTTGGCACAACAAAAACGCTTCTCCATACAGATTGAGAAATATACTCATAGCTTCTATAAACAGTTTTTTAGTCATAAAAGGATTAGGCCTGTTAAATAAATCTACTATCGGACCAGTAGTCACTATTTTACTCGGAGTGTCTCTTAAACATATATTAAGAGGCACTTTAGACAAATTTCTGGCTATTGTGGTTATACAAGCGTATACCCAAATACTGTTCTTATAAGGAAAGTCTACAGAATTTGAGTCTCCTGAACTACCAAGTATTTGTCTTAGACTTTTATAAATGTACTGGTCATCTATTAATGGTCCTACTGTAGAACCAACGGCACGGACGTCAATACCTACTGCCGACTTAATTGCTCGTGAAAGCATACTCATTACATTTATCATGAACCCTCCATTTATTTTATACCCATCTAACTCTAAATCTGTTGCCACGTCTTATGTGTGTAAACAAAGCATATCTCTCAGCATCTTGAGCATGGTTGTTAAACTCCACAGGCTCGTCAAGAGGGTTACCATTCTTATCTGTTTTCCAGCTATATGACATTTTCTCCTTAATCACTTCTAAGCTACCTGCCAATACGTGAATCTTCATTCTCTTTACAAAATCAATGCCTTCACGTATACTCTTCATTACTGGCTTTACGTTTAACCCAGCCGATTTCATCTCTTCAATCTTGCCAGGGTCAGCATTATCTGCATATATAGGCCTGTTTCTCAAGTCCACAGGTATACTCTTCTTTATTTTCTTAATAAACTCAGCATTTGTCAAGCCTTTCTGGTAAATTAATTGTTCTTCCCACACCTCTTTATCTTTTATGCCAAGTTTTAACAGTACTGAGGGAACATTAAATCCAAAGTCAACTCCATATATTATTTGACAATCATCTGGCATTCTTGTATGTGTATCATCCCAGTTGTTGTATATAAGATGTGACAATCTACCCCACTCCCCTAAAGCCATAATACGCCAGAAGCTAAGGTCTTGATGTCTCAGATTTTCTAAATCATCTATATACTCTTGGTCAAGAAAAGGGTTATCTTGATAAGTAGAAACTATCTCTTCCTTGTCAAGCACTTTATCATTATCAACAATATTACGTTTTATCCAATGATTCTCATCTATAGGGTTAAAACACAGTATAATCTGATTTCTATTACCATCAACCACAGGAGTTCTGAGCCTTGACCTTAAGGTCATAAAATCACGAAGTGTAAACTCAGTTGCCTCTTCCATGAATATGTAGGACCATGACGTACTTTTAATTTTCTCAACATCGTCAATTGAGCCAAAGTGAAGCCAATTATCTCTATAGTAGTAATTCAACATAACCTTCTCTTCATCAAACCTATTCCTAACTCCCATAGACTCCATAATATCATACATCATTGGTAAGGTAGATATTCTTAAAGATGGAAGAGATTTTCTCACGATAAGAATGGTTTTCTTCCTCTCAGACAGAAATCTATGAATCAACAATTGACCTATTGAATAACTTTTACTTGAGCCAGCACTTCCTCTATTAACAACAATTCTTTTTTTACAAGCCATATTTCTAGCAAACACATTTGTAACCTTGACCTCATACTCTACAGGCTTGGCATCAATCTGCATTTGATTAGCATAGAATTTGTTAGCAGGATTACTACTTACATAAACGCTATTAGTTATATCTCTAACTATATTACTAGACTTATTAGACTTACTCATTTTAAAACTTTCCTAATTTATCCTCATCCAGTTCCAAGTCAGACATATTCTCAACATCCTCTATAATGGTTCCATCTACAATCTCGTCCACATTCTTCTTAGCAAGTTTAAGTACCTTAGCCTCAGCCTTAGCTATCTTCTCCTCATTCTTTCCTACCACAATAGTTGCTTTCGGTAACTGTACCTGAGGTGTTGCTGGCACAAACTTTATATAAATAGGCATATCTTCACTCCTACCTGTTTTTGGTACATCGATATAACCTCTGTCCTGAGCAAGACATTTAAGAGTAAATATAGTAGCAGTCAAGTTCTTAGCTCTAACCAACTCTCTAAGTGATGCTTCAGCCTCATCCACAAATTCAGCACGTGTCTCAAAAAGAGCTTCACGTAAGGTGGACTTAGTCTTAATATAGTTTTGTAAAGTGCCAATAGATATATTCAACATTCGTGCTGCCTTCGTGATAAAACCTCCAGACTCTCTAATAGCAATTTCCATATCTTTAGTGGTAATTCCTCTATCCCTTAGAAGTCTTTTCCTTTTTTTATTCAGATTTCTGGTTTTGGTAGCTTTGAGTGATACTCTTTTCATAAAATTACCCTCTTTTATAAAAAATTTATACAAATTTCGTATAGTATAACTGATAACCATTATTTGTCAAGTTTTCAGAATCCTTTTTTATAAAGTTATAAAAATTTCATACGACCAATTTGATATAATTAGTTTTAAAGTCATGTTGATTTTTCTAGCATATAAGTATTTTGATATTGAAGATAGCACATTTTGATTAGAGCTTATTTTGAAGATAGAACCTTTTGGTGACAACTATTTCTGGAGTTAACACCCTGGAGCTAACACCTTTTGATTAGAACTCCTTCTGGAGTTAACACCTTTTGGTGAAAGCTCCTCCTGGAGTTAACACCTTTTGGTGAAAGCTCCTCCTGGAGTTAACACCTTTTGGTGA